TAACACAAGGCTCTGATCCATCTTTAGCATTAAGATCAGCAATAGTTTTCTTAGCTGGATGCTTTAGCAGCTCAAGTTCTTTTAATAATTTACTAACTCGATGATCAATCTCAGTAGTCCGTTGTCGCCATGCACCAAATTGATCTAATGTTACAAATGTAGATTCTATTGGAGATAAGCGTTCTTTTATTTTATAGATATCAACTAATGATTTAGCGATTGATGCATCTTGCTTTTTATTCAGGTCATACAAAGATTGACCATGTTTTTCAAGTGTATCAATACGTTGTCGAAAGTGTTCATCTCTACCATTGATAACGGTGGTAAATGTACCAATCTTTACATCTTGCTTGGTTAATAACAAATGAAGCTTTGCCAACTGTCTATCTGTTTCGTGTTGAATGGCACGTAATGCTTCATTAAAACTTTTCTTCAAGCTTTGAACTATCTTACAACCATGCTTAGCTAGCACTAACCCTCTAACTTTCACACGTTCGTTGCAGTGACCACAAATAGTATATTCGCTCACGGGTAATACCTCTTGTTCTCATCCAAAGCGTTATCGATAAATTGCTTGACCTTGTGGGTTCGACCTAGGCCAATCATAGCCATAGGTGATATGCCTCCAAGAGATGGGTTATCGGTTTGCCACCAAGCCCATGCTTTCTTCATATCACCATTAAAATAGGCCGCTATCTTATCAAAGTATACTTGTGGAATCATGCAACAATTGGTGCTACTTCTTCTTGCAATGTCGTAGATGCTTCTTCCGGTGCAACCTGAGTTTCTTGCGGCGCTGTCTCTGTGCTTGCCGCTTCGGGCTGTGGGGATGGCATCACTCGCAGGTTCTGAGTAGGCATTGAGATAATAGCTTCTTTGAACCATAAGAAACCGGTGTCAAAGTACTTAAATGATTCTTGCATGGGGACTTGATTAACTGGTAGATGGTTAATTGACTTAATAAATTCATGGTAGCTTTTAACTAAACCTTGTATCAAAGCATTCTTAACTGATTCCATTTGCTCTGGTGTCATAGGTAGGATTGCTTGTTCTTGAGGTGCTGCTTGTGTTGCTTCTTCGGGCGTAGCTGTAACTTGATCCGTCATTGTCTAGCTCCAATAGGTTAATATTTAACTTACTTTTTGTGCATCTTTTTTAATGTCTTTGCAAGTCGCGCACGCTGACCAAGCTTGCCACCTTTCTTTGCGGCAGCATTAAGCTTTTTAGAGGGGATTTTCTTACCTTTCTTGACGCCAAGCTCCTTACGGAGTGCTCCCGGCTTCTTGATCGCGCTCGATATCCATTTCTCGGCCATTTTGCACTGCTCCTTGCAATGGGTTCTCAGTGAACCGCTTGAAAGCTTCGCTCAAACTATTAAATAATTCAAGCAATTCTTTATACTCAACTGCTTCAACGCCGTAATCATCACGCGCAACACTCTTGACTAGCTCCCATGTTGCCTGCCAATTCTGCTTACGGTCTTCAACATCCTTAAGCCAATTAGTAACCTTATGAGCCACTCTATGGTTAAATTCCGCCCAAAATTGTGCATATTCTGTGCTTAAACCTTGTTCTGCATCATCATAGCCAAGCTTCAACCAACGTTTTAAATTATTCGGATGAACCTTCGCATAATGCGCAATTGTCGTCGGTCTAAAAGCTAATGGGATAGCCTCAAAGATTCTATCCTTCACATCTTGAGACAGCGTTAGCGGTCTTCCTACTTGTGGTTTTAATTCCATTATCTGCAATTCCTTTGCATTTACTCACTCAAAGAATAACGTATCTGTCTTTCACAATCAAAAATGTCCTTTAAAGCAATTACATTAACTTGACATTAATATTCTTTTAGAATATTATTGTCAGACATTAATTAGTGATGAGGTTACGAAGATGCAAGATATCAAACAAATAGCAGACGCCATTTATTCACAAATCAGCGTTTCAACACGCATGGCTTGTGGTGTTAGAAACCTAATCTGTGGTAAAAGCTCCGACGACTTACCATACTTACAAATGCGGGTTGGTGACGCTAACAAATGGCTCTACATTCGAATTTATTATATGCCTAGCGATACTTATAACGTTGAGCTTTGTAAAGTTAAAGGAAAACCCAGTTACGATGTCGTCCAACTTGAAGAAGCCGAAGATGTTTATTGCGAGCAATTATCACAAATTATTTATCATATGGTTAACAAATAGAGGTGCAAATGAAGCGAGAGGATTTTATAAAACAATATTTACAAAAAACTTATATTGGTGATTCAGTATATATTTATTTTGACGGTTATCATTTTATTTTAGAGACTCATAATGGGTTACCTGGTGACCCTAGCAATAGAATAGCTTTAGAACCGCCAGTAATAGAAAGCTTATTAAGATACAGAAAAAATGTTTATGAAGATGCGGAGAAAATTACAAATGAAACTACTTAAAGAATGCTTATTAATGCTATTTTTAATCGCTTACGGTGTAGTGTTTTCAAACCCAAACTTAAATTTAATCAATAATCTTTTTTTCTCAGTTGGCGTCTCCCTCTGGTTAATCATACCTTGGGTTATCTGCAATAAAATAAAGGGGCATTAAGCCCCTTGTATCAAACTATCTTGGTCGTGCCATTGTAGTCTAAACGTCTACCGGTACGATCCATTTCTGCTTTGTCTTTTACTTTTTTACGCTCTTCCGCTTTATGTAAGTTATGGCTATTAGACAAATAGCCCTTTTGAGGTTCTGAGGCTCTTAGAGGGCCGCCGTCATGATAGGTAACTTCATAGCCTGAATCGCGCATTGCTTGCTTTACACGTTCACTCTGCGCGTGATGATCAATAGCCATAAATCACCTCTTAGCGTTGTCCACCATCGTAATAAGTGCAATTGTAATGACCCATTGCGCCCATTGCTTCTTTCGCTTTAGAGGCATGTTTAGCATGATCGATCTTATCAACTTCGTGATGATCAACTATCCCCTTGTTAGCACCGCCTCTCTCGGCTGACTTATTGCCACCTTGATGAGGGTCATTTGCTACTGCATTTTTTGCGGGCGCTTGCACGCCTAATCCATCGCTCATTTTATTGCTCCTTGACTGTTGTGACGGGACGACCCATAAAAGAAATCTATTATAGTTTGCCACTTACTTGCCAACATTCCAACCAGCATCGAAAGAAGGTTCTTTTCTTCGGATGTCGTTTCAATGGGCAAGAAGAGAACAAAGAGCGCGCCAAAGAAGCCCAGCGTAACCAAATAGGCCATGTGCCGCATGAAGTCTTTGTACTGGACGCTGTTAGTTCGGGCGCTCTTTCTATCGTCAACTTCTGTGGCATAGTCCGTTGACGCAATTTGAGCGAGTGTATCGGCGTGCTCATATTCTACCTGTTTGATTTTAAGAGTTGCTTCTGGATCTGAGATAAGCGCTTCACTAAGTTTGCTAGTGTCATTAGGGTTGATGCCGAAAGCCTTAGCAAGAAGAGAAATGGCAACGCCAGCAAGAGGAGTGCCCAGCACAGAGCCGAGCAGAGGAGCAACTTTGCTAACAACTGGTAATATACTAGATTCGATAACATCGATTAAGCCACCCATCTAAAAACTCCTTATCCTTGGAGCGTTCATTCGCGAGTAAACGCACAAATCCAGCGCGTTCGGCCATCATAGCAACGATCAAAGCATTCATAGCAAAGCATGCTGGATCATCTATCAAGTCAAGTGTTTTACTACCTAAAATTCCATCATCAACCACTACATGAATATGTTGATAAACAGCCCATAAAGCACGTTGCAATATTTTAATAGCTTGATGTTCGCCATGATGAATAACCATATCAAAAACATAATTTGCTACATGCTGATCAACAATTTTTTCATAGAGATGGTGATCCCAAAACTCACTCTTGTAAATATTTCTAGCTTGGTCGAGTGTTAATTCTTTCACGTTTTCCACGCTTAAATCTTCTGGGGTCACAAAGACCCCATATTTACGTAATGATTCGACTGGTAGTGTTCTTAAAAAGCGAAGGGACAAACCGAAATTGGTTGCCCCTCCAGAATCATTCGGATTGTCAACAAAGCCACCTTCATTAGGCAACACAAATGCAATCGCTTTCTCAAATTCTGCCATAGTTAACCACGCGTCCAATTCATGTTTACGGGTGCTCCGCCAACTTGTTTTTTGTTATACTGATCTTTCCAGCGACTTTCAACCGTGTTGAACCAGTTTTGAATAACGCTGGGATGTACGTGTCTTAAATCTTGTCCTTCTGCAACTGGTATACCCTTAAGCTTGCTAGTGTAAGTACCATCAGAATAAACAGGTGCTGGATTTGGCGCGCCCGCATTAGGAACCGGTAGTGACGGCGTTTGTGTTGCCTGTGCTCTAGGCATTACCTGCGCCATGATCGAGCCTATGGAGTCTTTAACGGCCGCTTGGATGGCAGCTAATACATACGGGTCGAGTGTTGGTACGGGTGCAGCTGCTGGTGATTCAATTTGAGGTGCTACTTGTTTCGATTCGGTCTTGCTTTCGTCCTTGCTCATTTATTGCTCCTTGAGTTTTTAAAATCAATCACATTCACAATAACACAATGTTTCAAATCATGAAAAATAGTCCATGACAAACACTTGTGCTTCCTCACAGCTATAGCATACTTTGGTTGTCCAATTGTTTCGTTTGAACCACTCCAGCCATTCGCTTTGAGATTCGGTTAATTTTCCACCAGGGCTTTTAAGCTCGATTACAAGCCCGTAGAACGATTTTCTTGCCATGGGTAACACAACATCGGGTACGCCCGCTTTAACGCCCATACGCTTAAATTTGGCGCCTTCCCTGGCATCCCTTCCACCACCGTTCGGCGTATGCCAAAAACGGCAGTCTTTTACCCACAAAAACTTCTCAAACCAGATATTGAATTTAATTTGCTCAACCTCTTCAATATTCTGGCGCTTCTTCTTCGGCTTAACTTCTTCCAGCTTGAACTCTTCATCCCCATGCAGTCCAGCATAGGCGCGCATGTACCGCTTGGTTGGTCTCCAGGCATTGTTCATCATTGACCTCCGTGTCAATCCTGATATGAATTGTATTTTATACTACCTGTGCTCCTTCGTTTCTTGTATCGATTCTCCTCTGGCTGGACAGCGGGCAGTTTACGCCGCACTTCCTTCAACCATTCCGCAGCCTCAATCTCACGCTGATATCTCATACGTTGATACCGGTCTGAGTTTGACATGGTCATTGCCTCTGCTTCACTCATAGCAAGAAAGCGTTGTCTCTCTTCCTCAATTAACCGTTCCCTCTCCCTCTTCTTCGCGTCCCAATCCATTGGTTTTGATTCCTTGCTTGTTTAAGTGCTCGCTTGCTTGTTTAGCAAGTCCGTTTAAAAGATTTCCAATTGCAGCGGGGCCTCGTTGAGCATCCGCTGGGTTGTACCAAGGCACTGTGCTCTTCACTTCCTGTGAATTTACGGTAATAGGGCCTTTCTTTCGTTTGTAGTCACCGGCTCGTATAAACCAGGTTTGTAGCATGAATTGCCAATCGGTCTTCTCAACCTGTTTTTCTTGGTAGTGGTTCATAAATTTATCAAATTCATAGTTAGCCTCGTCTTCGGTCAAACCTACCTCTTCAGCCTTCTTGACGCTTTGCTTGGAAGGGACGAAGTCATCAGAGAGAGTGAGCGCAGCTTTTTTGCGCCTCTCTGTATTATTTAATCTTTGCTGATTATTAATATTGATTGGGTCAACTGTAGTTGACCGGTCCTGCAACTGTAGTTGACCGGTTGGGGTAACTACAGTTGACCGGTCAACTGTACTTGACTGGTCAACTGTAGTTGCTCGGTCTGTGGATAAAAATTCGAGAAAATAGGAATGAGAACAGCCGTATTTTCGGTCAATTCTTATCAATTTAATTGATTCTAGATAATTAATGCGCAGCTTGACGTAGGTTTTTGAGATTCGTAATTCTTTAGCGAGTGTTTTGGTGGATGGATAAATTCCTTTCACACCATGGTGCTTTGCGAGCGCAAGTAGTAGTAACCGGTCAACTGGAAGTAACAGGTGGTCAGTGAGGGTTTCACCGAAAATATAGTTCATAACTTGGAAAACAATGTGAATAGCTTTCTCTTGCATGTATCTCCCTACAAAGCACATATTAAAGGTTGCTTTTTTGTACCAACCATTTAAAATTGCTCTGTCACGATAAACGGATTTATCCCATGTAGGGAAGTAACTAGCTTCCCTTCATTCCTTCAGCAATATTACTCTTTTTTTCTTCCAGTACAATCAGATAAGTTTAAAGTTATCCCCAAATTCAGTGTATAACCCTGTTAGTAAATTGATCTAAACCGCGCTATCATTAGCACTTCAATCAATTGATAAGGATGTGCGCACATGAAGAAAAAAGCTAAGGAAGTAATGAAAGAAATGAAAAAAGGCGCTAAGCCTGCTAAAAAGGCTGAAGTAAAAAAGATGAAAAAGGAAGAAGTGAAAAAAGACAAAAAAATGATGAAAAAGGCTATGAAAAAGTAGCCATAAAGCCCGTTAATGACGGGCTTTATTTTTTAGAAGGTAAGCATCACATTCGCATTCTTCACGTGTCAGCAAACGATTTTTATAATCTGGATTAATATCACCTCTAAATTGCGTAATATCCTGTATCTGTATCTGTCCACCTGGATTAGTATTAATGCAATGACTCTTAACAATAGCGTCTTCAGCCGAATGAGCATCAACAATGGTCACACCTAAAAACTGCTCGCCTACTGGTAAGTCACTATCACAAAATGACATCCAAAATGTTTTCATTTATCTTTCCTTAAAGTAACTGGCTCCCCATACCACATACTTAATTGCTTAGCTCGTTCAACACACATAGGATTGTCTTTGCAATATTTAACATTCATTATGCAATAATCATTAGCCGTTTCATAAGAAAGCACACCAATCAAAGCATCGATCTTCTCCTCTTTGCAAATATCGCAATGCCACCTGCATTCATGAGGAAAGCTTCTCATTCTTCTATCAGATTCTCGAAGCGACCTAAGTAAATTTTCACAATCATTTTTTACTTTCTCAATTTTTTTACCAGCATAATAACCAAAATACCAACCTATCGAACTTAAAACACCACCACCAATAATATGAATAACTGTATTAGATAAAATCATCCAACATGTCCCTTAATTAAAACTGTAACGATTGTAACGAACAAAGCGATTAAAATTCCTACTAACCAGCGAAATTGAGACCATGATTCTTTGCGAGTTTCGTCTGTTTTTTTATCAATTTTATCTGATAATTTTTCAATTCTATAATCATAAAATCTAAGTGACTCATGTATACCCTCACACATTTTTTCTATTCGTTTTAAAGAAGCATTAATGTGATCTATATCTTGAATCATAATATCCTCATCATGTCTAAAAGCCTTCATTGGCAATTCCTTACGTTAAAAAGTCATCAATTGAAACCTTAATCTTATACTTTTTAGCAAGTGCTACCATCATACGAATATGTGGCAAGCGAGCATTTCTTCTGCCACATTCCCAATTACAAATAGTTCCTGTTGTAACTTTTAATTCATAAGCAAATTTAGATTGTTCCCAACCTAATTGCAATCTTAACTTTCTAACTGCATCAGGAAGATTTTTATACATGATCGGATAATCTCTAGCATCATATTGCTTATGACAGCTTCGACATAATTGTATGAAATTATCTCTATTCATTTCATATTCTTTATTAATTAATTTTGCCCAATCAAAATAATTTGATTTTTTCTTACAAGCAATGTTTTCACATTTTTTGGCTTTACCATAAGTTTTAAGTAACCAACTATGAATCATAGAATAACTTTTAATTTCTTTCATAAAAGTGAAACCTTTATTTTATATTTTTTAATTAAAACCCCTAACACTATCAAAATATCATAAGAAGGTTTTTTTATTCCTAATTCATAAGCAGAAATAATAGATTGAGAACAGTTAATTTCACTCGCAAACTCCTTTTGAGACATTCTTAGTGTTTTTCTTATTAATTTAATTTTTTCAGATAATTCCATATTTCATACCCCATTAAAACTATGGGGAATATAAACTAAAACCTATGGTAGTGTAAATAGATTATAAAATAACACCAGTAGTGTTGACAGCTACCACCATTGGTGGTAAATTGATTCCTCTTAATCTTATTAGTGATGAGGAAAACAATATGATCTACAATGAAAACTCAAGCATGATGCTTCTACAACCGGTTAAAAGGAATTTAACCATGACACATCTACAAAGACTTAATAGTTATATTGACGATTTAATCCTAGACAAAGCCAAGCGCAAATCAGACGGCTACTACCTATCAATTGATGATCTTGACGACGATGAGCAAGGCGAGTTCGCAGCTCTACTATTAGAGTGTGATGATCGCGACACTACCGATTGCTTTCACGAAGACGATAAATATGCAGTTGATGACAACATTACTTGTGCTTTATTCAATCTATTAAAAAATGATTCAAAAGATAATAGAGAAGATTTAGCCACCCTCATTAGAAACAACACAATAAAAATATACGCTAAACGTATGGAGTCATTACTTGATGAGCACTGCAACGACATATTCGTTTCAGAAATGAATGACGCGGGTTATTCAGCTTATCACCACAATGACAATGATGAAATTTACTGGAGTCGTCACGCATGAAAGATTTTATTTCAGCTTACGAACGTACACATTTCACATTAATACAAAATCTAAAATATTTTATAAAAGGTATCAAGTAATGTTATCAATAGAACAACAAGAAATTCGTAAAAAAGGCTTAGGCGCAACTGATTGTGCAGCAGTAATGGGATTAAGCCCTTATAAAACTCCTTATGAGTTGTGGTTGCAAAAGACAGGTCGTCAACAAGATATCGCAATTTTAAGCGAAGACCGCTTAAGATTACGTCACGCTCACGAAGAAACGATTGCGAGAGAATATGCATTTCAACGTGGCGTTAAATTAAAGCGCGTCAATCAAACTGTGTTCCATAAGAAATTTCCATTTATGTTATGCAACCTTGATCGCGTGATCATCGGCCAGCGCAGAATCGTTGAGTGCAAAAGCTCCACTGGCTTCATGCGTGCAGCATGGGGCTTGAGCGGCAGTGATGAGGCTCCGATTCATTATATATTACAAGTGCAGCATCAAATGGCTTGTACGGGTTATGAAGAAGCCGATATTGCAGCTCTGATTGATATTGATGATTACAGAATATTTCCAACACCTCGTAATGATAAGGTCATTCAAAAGATCGAGGACTCTTGCGAAAGATTCTGGCTTGACCATGTACTAGCTGACATTCCACCGCCTCCGAGTACGAGAGGCGATTTAAAATTAATGTACCCACTTAATAATGGCAGCTTTATTGATGTGCAACCTTCTATTAAAGAAACCATTGCTTTTATAACCAACATAAAAAGCGACATAAAGAGTATGTCAAAGGATATAGAAAGCGCTGAAAAAGAAATTATTCAATTCATTGCTGACAAAGACGGTATCACCGAAGACGGCAAAGTTATTGCAACTTTTCAAGCAAACAAAAATGGCGTGCGTTCATTAAGAATTAAATAAGGGGAATTATCATGGCTACACAAAGACAAGAATTAGTTACAACACAATTTAATTTTGTACCAACCACATTAAAAGAAGCTCAAGAGTACGCCACTATTTTTGCGAATAGTGGTTTATGTCCTGAAGGTTACCGAGGCCGACCAAACGATATTTTAATCGTTTGGCAAATGGGTAAGGAATTAGGACTAGAAAAGATGCAAGCCCTTCGTACACTGGGCTGCATTAATGGAATGCCATTTGCATATGGGGACGGTTTACTTGCTCTTATCAAGCGCAATCCTCACTTTGAAGATATGAAAGAATGGTTCGAGGGCAGCATTGAGACAAGAGATTTAACCGCGTATTGCACAATGATGAGAAAAGGCAAATCACCTGTCACTCAAAAGTTCAGCATGGAAGATGCGAAGCTTGCGGGATTATGGGCTAAGAAAGGTGTGTGGCAACAATATCCGAAGAGAATGCTACAGCATAGAGCACGTGGATTTGCTGCAAAAGACGCTTTCCCTGATGCACTATTCGGTTTAATGTCTCAGGATGAAGTCGAAGGCATCGTTGAAACTTCAACGGTCGTACCAATGCCTAGACCAAAGAACAAGGGAATGCAGGGGCTTGAAGAGTCTCTAGGCATAGCAGAAGACGCAAACATAATTGATTGTGAAGCGGTGGTTGTAGAAGACGCACAGCCTGAGAAAGAAAATTTAGTTGAATTGAAAGAATTGATCGAAAGTCGGAAGGTCACGAAAGCTAGTATAACCATTACGCTTAAGAAATTTGGTGTACAGGCATTTGAAGGCTTAACCGATGAGCAGATTGATAAATGGACGAGTCATTTAAAATCAAGGGAGAGTAAATAATGCAATTTAATGCTAAACAAATGAAAGAAGACGCATTGCCATCTAAAGGCCAATATCATTTCACGGTGTTACATACCCGTGAAAAGACTTCAGCTAGTGGTAATGATATGTTTATCTTTAAAATGAGGCTAGAACGCAGTAATCACAGAGCATTTAATTTCTTTTCAACGATTGTTCTAATTCCAAGTATGTTTTGGCAGTTTGAACATTTTTGTAAAGCAACTGGTATGCCAGAGAAGATCGACGAGGGTAATCTCATGGCGCAAGAATGTGACGGAAAAGAAGGCTATCTTGAGATGGATCACCGCGTCAATAAAGAAACCGGAGAGATCGAGGCTTTCGTTAAAGACTTCTTAAAACCTGAAGTTGTAGAGCCAGAAGAACCTGCTTTTGTTGATGACGATATCCCACCATTCGATTGATATTGACTAATGTTTGCGCTAAACTGTGCGGCTTGCAGGGAGGCGCAAATGGTTTCACGATGTTGTTCCACGGAAGTTTATATTGAAAATAATGACTATTCATATTATGTTTGCCACAATTGTGTAAGACCGTGCGAATTAAAAGAGGTAAGACATGGCAATACCAGTGTGGGAAGTCATAGAAAAGACCTCAACCGATATCACAGAGCGAATGCTGGTACCAGGAGGCTGGCTTGTGTGTCGAGTCAATGGAAGCCGTTTGCCACAGAGTCTAGGCACGTGGTTTGTAGATGATCCCAAGCATGAATGGGATGTAACATAAAAGTTTATGGGGCGGTGTAGCAGGTTTTGGAGGAGTCCTTAATTCTTCGTCGGTGGCGTCATGATATCAACCTAGGAACGATATTTGAATCATCCGATAAAAGTGCCTACATCCTCCCTCCAGTTAACGGCAGCGGGCGAACATCTCATCACTAATGACACAGTTTGCAGTCTTAACGACAACCGCGCCACCTTTTTTTCAAGGAGAGAAATATGCCATTAGTTAAAGGCAAAAAAGCCAAAACTAAAAAAGGATTTTCTGAAAACATTAAGCGTGAAATGGAAGCGGGAAAACCTCAAAAGCAAGCTGTAGCTATTGCATACTCTGAAGCTCGCGGAAAAAAGAAAAAGAAAGCTTCAAAAAAATAATTATGCTGTTATCATGCGGGGCTTCTAAATTAAGGAAGCCTTCATGTATAAAAAAATAACGGGTATAGCTTTAACTCTTATCGCCCTTAATGCTCATGCTGTATGTAACGTAGCTTCTATGTTACCCGAAGATCAAAAAGCCGCGCTTCAAGTAAATAAAGAAGTTTATTTTAGAAGTGCTCATGCTTATTACATTATCAATAACACTCCAAGCGTTCAAAGTTATAAATTATGTAACTATACTTCTCTCTTCGGTAAACAAAATTTCGTAAATGAACAATGCACCCATCAAATTATTAAACCTGGAAAAAGTTATTCGATGAAAGAAAATCTCTATACATATGTTAATTTCACGAATAAAGGTCAGATAGTAGATGTAAAAATTTCTTCTACAATTGAAGGTGAATGCAGTTTTAAGCATGTTATTAATGATAAATTAAAAGTACACGGATAATGGAAATAGTAGCCTTAATCGTATTAGGCTTTATGATGCTTTCTCTGATTCCATTATTTATTTTATTTTATATAGCAATTCGTTATTAAATAAATAAGCCCGATTTAACGGGCTTAATTTAATTAGATGCTAATATATTCTGTTACTTCAATAAACCCATTACCACCAGCAGCACCTACTACGCCACCCGTTCCATTACAAGAACCAGCTCCCCCTGCACCTGCTCCAAATCCAGTTGGAGCAATACCTGCCTGACTAGAATTTATAAAAGAACCACCGCCTCCAAATCCTAAAGGACTAGCGCCACCAACACCGGCAACCACACCTACACCAGCAGGGAAATAGAAACAAGATCCACCTGTAGAACCAGTTATATTTAAATAACCTCCAGTAGCTGTTCCCCCTGCTCCTCCTGGTGATCCGGTTGTAACAGCAATACTACCATTTCTAATCGTACCGGCACCTGGATTAGCAGTTAAAAGTGCACCAAATGTCGTTGCTGCTGATCCATTACCGCCATTTCCTGTTGCTGTACCAGCAGTTCCGCCAGTTCCAATAAATACTGCTTGGGATGCGCCAATTGTTGCCGCAGTAAATACTTGTTCTGCATAACCACCTGCTCCAGCCCCAGAACTCACATCACCTTGACCAGAGGCACCTGTTGCCCCACCCGTTCCACCACCTGGACCAACTGCTTTTACTACACAATAAGTCATTCCAGAAGTAGGCGTATAAGTTCCAGCTCCAGTTGCAGTGAAAGTTTGAACAATTACTCGAGTGATAGGCTTACCCGTTGACCAAATAGGCGCAGCAGCTGCTTGAGACAATAATGTTAATCCCGCTGACCCGGGTCCTGCTAAAATAGATGGAACTCCAGTATTGCTTGTAACAAGTACGCCGTTATTAGCAGTTCCAAGTGCACTTACCGCTGAACCTGTTGCAGCATAATAAGCTAAATTATTTATAGTACCTGAATTTACAACACCTGCTCCTGCCACTGGAGTTTCAGCACTCCAAGAAGCAGCCGTTGTACCTGATGCTAAAATACAAGTAACTGTCGCTGATGAATTTGCACCAATGGTTGTAATAGTATTGGCACCCGAAGATTGAATTGTAAGTGTACCAGTAGAAAGATTTACAAATGTCCAATATTGACCTAACACAACTGTACTAGCAACTGGCATTACAATAGTTTGATTACTTGAACCAGTAAAATATTGCTGTCCTGCACTTGCTACAGTTAAAGTTGTTGTTCCTGCGGCTGTTACAGTTGTTGCATATCCTGGAATAAGATTATTAGCAGATAAATTTTTATTTGCATCCCAACCTGCAAATAAAGAAGCTGTTGCTGTTGCTGTATAACCTAAAGTTGTTTGCATTGCTGCTACAGTCGCACCCGATAACAACGAAACACCTAATGCTGTAATCGTTCCTGTACCTATTACTGAAGAATTATTTGAATAAATATAAGTATTGGCACCGAGAGTTAAATTGCCAATTGCAAATAAATTGGGATAAGCCGCAATTAAAGCTGCAATTGTAATATTAACTTCATTGAAAGCATCAGCCGCATTACCGCAAAAAATAATATCTGCTGGTGTTGGTGATGCTTTTGAGGGAAATTGGTATAACCGTTCGTTAGCCATCCTTAGCTCTCCTTGATTACGGTAATTTTACTATGACATTTTGTCCTGTATTTGTTACTACAAAAGCACTTGTATTTGTAATAACAAAATCAAATCCAAATGGTGGTTTATCATTTTGATTAATGACCATTTGTTGAATTGGTAACAATGTAGCCGCTGCCATTATCATATGCATAATGCTTCACTCCTTAATAGTCTACTAAGGTGAGTTATAAAGCTGTACGCCAGCCCAAGACATCAACGTAGCGGTCGTTGTGCGTGACACACCATTAACCGTTGCACTTGCTACGATTTGAGTGGCACCTAGAATATAGACTTGACCCGCTTGTGCTGATGGCCACCACTGTGGCTGACCTTGCGCGTTGAGCCAAACAATATCACCTGCTCCACCTACGGCTAGATATAAGGCGACACAAGCTAAACCGCTACTAGAAAATGGAGTACCGATTGTAACGGCATCACTATATGGGGGAATAAATCCAAAAGTTAACATTTAACAACTCCCTGTCGTTAATTGACATAAACTACATTATAAAAAGTTCCATCCGTTATCATATCCCCATCTAGGGCTAACGTCATCGTTTGGAATGCGTCTACTCCATGCGATGCCCAGTTATGAACTGGTCGGTTCTTATACGTACCCATTTTATCATCAAACTCTTTGCTATAGTTAGAAAGACAATCGATCAAGCGCTGAGTATTTTCTTTGTTGAAGTCACAGATATAGAGTCGACGGCGCATTGCCTCAATAGCATTTTCCTTGCTGCTTGGTCTCGGTACAATAAATGCACTCTCATTCATCTCTCGCATGAAATCAACTGTATTTTTCCCTGTATTAAAGTCTCTTTTTTGACCATCATGAGGCAGAAAATGATCTTTAAATGGTAAATTATAACGGGCACACATGCGGCGGATTTCCATCACATAGAACGCAAGATCACGATTGTTATTTTCAAAATAGGCAATAACCACGGGCTTTAAAAAGTTATCTATTCTTTTAACTTGAAACAGAATAATAGCGGTGCAATCGTTTATACCAATATCAAATGCTGAGTAAACATTCGCTTGAGGAATAATAAGCTCTGGAATAATTCGATTGGTCTCATAAATATTTTTAATCGCATGAGCAAAATATTTTGTCTCTTGGTTAATCTGAACGATGCCATAATACTCTTGCTGAATTAAATATTCAGGCATTCCAGCACGCCGATCTTCCTCAATCATCTCATCTGTGATATAACGGTCACCGTTCTCATCGACAAGGTTAGTAATACTGTCCACTCGACAATACCAGAGCGGATCATCCTTGTTGTTTTCAATTAATTGATAGAAGTGATTCATTCCGTCAAATGTTGACTGACCAATTAACCAGCCCCCGTTTTGACGTAGAGCTGGCAACATTACATAAAAAACCCTAGGGTCTTGGAACGCAAACTCGGAGTAAACTATGCCGCGCGGATTGGTTCCGCGCAGCTTATCAGGATCAATATCGGAACCAACCACCCAAATAACTGAGCCATTCACCAGTTTAATTTTCATTTCCTGGTTATTAATACCTTGCAATAATCGTTTAGGAATCATATGCAAAAATTTAACGCTATGACCGTCCGGCATTAATATAGCTCCATCCCAAAGCACCGCTTTCGCACGGACATTTGTAGGATAAACCATCATATAAAGACCTGGCGACTCAACCGCTCCCTCAATAATCATATTCCATGATTCAACTTCCTTACCAGAACGTCTAGGTCTTGATAATAAAAGTCGAACTATCTTCTCTATGAAAATTTTAACAGCAGCTTCAATTTGATAGGTTCTAAATGGGATATAGGGAAGCTGAATAACTTCCCCGTCTTCAAATTTAATAATGAGATTTGCATCTTTATCGCGCCATGTGACATAGCGCGAAGCGACTAATGCCGTTAAACTGCTGGCCAAATCCGTGGCCTTAGTTCTAATTTCCTTTAGAATCTTATTCAAAATGTTCCTCGTAGAACATTACGCGCCGTTATACGTAACTTGGAAGTTATTAAAAAATCCACTAGAAACTAAGTTAACATTTCCACCTGTTGAGTTAACAAAAACCAATTGGACAAAGTCAGTAGTTCCATTTAAGAATAAGGTAAAGGTTCCACCCATTGTAATTTGCGTCAAACCTAACGCTGATTCATCAAGAGAAACCCACAACGCACCATTCTTAAAAAGATTAATTGCAGCTGATCCAACCATCCCACCTACAGCTTGAACAATACCTGTAATCGTATAGTAACCAGGTCTAAAAGGTCGGATAGCATGAGTAGTTGGGGCAAATATACCAAAATTATCATAATCAACTGTATCAAACTGAATAATAGAACCACCGCCGCCAGTAGGAACCACTTGCGTTCCTGAAGCATATACACTCGCGCCATAAAAATAATTATTGGCAATTGCATTTGGATCAACTAATAACCAGATATTATGTCCTAGATCGTAAGTAAATGTATAAAGGCCACCACCTGTTAACTCTCCACCAACGAGAGCAGCATAAGTGCCAAGATTTCCATATTTATTTACAGCTATTGCTGTGCCGCCATTGACTGCTATAGTGGTTGCGCCTGTATTGGAAGCACCTATTCTAGCTATTAGCGTATTACCATTTAAAAAAACATAATTTGTTGCTAACGTGACGGCAATAATATTTGCAACAACTGAACTATCAGCTGCACTCGCAACTTTATAAGCTAAAAATTGATCTACAGTTGTAGGAAATGAATTAGTGGTATCGTAATAACCTACAATTCTAGCGCCATCTGCGCCTGGTATTTGGCTTTCAAGCATGGATTGTAAGACGCTAGCACTCGGAACAATATCAATTGTTGCAGCTATCACGCCTGCACCACTGCCTATCCAAACTTGATTCTGTTCTAACGGTGGCAATTGAGTAAATGGCACCGCATTAGGCAAATAGGTATTTATCACATAAGAAAGATTACGCTCGAGAGCATAATTTTGATTTTGCTGACATAGTAAAAGCAACCTATCGAGTGCAGCATCAAGATTCGCGCCACTAAAGTTCTGAGCATTAGAGAAGCTTGTATTTAAAGAAGCGCCTACTTGTCTATTAATTGTTAAATAGAAGCCGGTAGTCGGTGTAAATAACAGTGTTATAAAGCCACCAGTAATCGGATCAGCATTATAGGTCACCGTGTACTGTGAATTTAAAGCCAAAATATCCGATGCTGGTATAGGTGTTGCAGTTGAAGCCTGATAATAAACTTGAATATCAGTTGGCAACGGCGCATAAAAAGCAAAGGTGTAAGTCAATTGTGCAGAATTTGTTATATATTGCACAATCGTTTGTTGCTGCGGTATGTTTGGCATTATCGATATCCTTATCGGCCGAAAATATGTTGCTGTCCTGGTTCCAAATGAGCTTCATCACCCAAGGCTTGCCGTATCAATGGTGAGATAAATGGGGTTGTTTGTAAAGGCAGAATATAACCCGCCGTTTTAGCCGTTTCTTTGGCAGCGTGTTTTAAGTTACCGGTTCCTAATGCCAAAGGTATCGCCATAGCATTTAAAATTAAACTAATAGAAGGTGATCCAATCAAGTTCGATAACATGCTTTGATTTTGGTTTCTCTGATCAAGCAATCCTGAAAACAACCCCAGGCTGGGAGCCATGAGTTGGATCAAAAATTTCTCACGTTCAGGCACATTCATTTGTGAAACATCGGGCATTGTTAACCCCATAGATAGATTCTTAAAGAACATAGAGGCCACAGCTAGTGGCAATGTTCCTATCATCATGGTTGTAGCCCATATCAATTTCTGCTGCACTGTATCGGCATTTCTAAGACCGTCAATAAGTACGCGATCAATATAAGAAATAGTATACATCTTAAACTGTGAAATTGTACGAAGCGCAATACCTGTTGGAGTGCCTGGCGTTGTCCCTTGAAACATGAAAGCTCGTTCAAAGTCTCCGGCAGATAAAACCGTATTTTCTGCATTGACTGTGAACATGGCATAAACACGTCGGTAAAGATCATCACGCATCTCACTTAATGGAATAGACTTGTCTGTCGTTTCATAATGCGCTTTAATCTCTGCATCAGAAAGATTATCGACATTCTCAGTTGAGAAAAATTTACCATTATTTTTCTTTCTAAGAAGCTGCCATTCCTTATCATCTATGAATCGATCAAGATACTTTTTCGTCATCTTAGGCAATTCATCCCACTTCTTTGAGGAATGCTGAAATAAACTTTCACCCATCAAAGCCATGTTTCCCGTTTTATTTCCACGGTCAAAGGCACTTAATAAATTATACTTAAAGAATTTTGTTGATACTTTGTTTAATCCTTCAGTCACATTATTAGCTTCAACCCAACGGCCTAGATAGCCTAGCTCAGTATCAATTTGGGTTCGCATAAGCTTTGCAACTTTAATTCTATTCTCAGTTGGAAATGAATCAAAAATGTGGGAAAGGTGATGTGTCCAGGCTTTGAAATAATTAACCCCAATACGATTTGCAAACGCTGCGATATACCCAACGTCTGAAATACTATCAACTGTAATCAAAGGTAATCTTGCCATCGTCGTAACAGTACGCGCATTGGCAAAGAAGTTCGTTGCATTAGGTGAGCCATCTGTTCTATCAAGACGCATGACACTCTTAAAATAATTATCGGTATTGTGTTGCCACAATGCACCTTTAGGATCGGCTTGCTCTTGAACTTTTTTTAAGTCAATGTACATGGAATATGGGTTGTCGCCCCAGACTTTCGCGGTTCCCACTTTATGCGAAGTAGATTGAGCATCCCGCATAAGCATAGCAAACAGATTACCTTGACCAAAAACTTTGTTGTACTCATATAAAGACCTCATGTCTTTCCATACGAAGAACATTTTAGATTTTCTTTGTACTGCTTCGCGATCATTCGCAACCAATGAACGAGTGAAAATATTCGTTCTATCGGTTGATATATCGTCGTACACTTTATCTATAATTTTATCAGCTGCTCCTTCATCAATATTAGCTTTTAGATCGGCTGCTTTCGTCTTTTTAAAAGTCTCATATTGATCAATGTACTGCTTAATAAAATTACGCCAACCAATTTTATTTTCCTTAATATTGTATTTACCTTCTCCACCAGCGGCTTTAATCAAGCTCTTTGAACCATTAACAATGCGCTGCTGATCATGTACGGCTGAGAAGTATCGTCTAGGGTGAAATTCTTCAGGTTTCATGGCACCTGATAAAATAAGTTGAGTTCGCGCATATTCCATATAATCTTTTAATTTAGCTGCTATCTTATTACTAAATTCATCATTGCTTTTTTTACCATCAAAGATGTCACAGATTTGTTCGTCAAATTCACCAGAAGTAAAATGTTCAACTTCTTCATGTGTCATATCATCCATGATGCGTTGAACTGCTTTCTCATATTCAGCTTTAACTGAATCAGCAATATTTCTTTTGCGCCAATCACTATCTTTATCTGTACGCTTAAGATAACTTCCTTTCTTAGATCTTCCGGCAAGTAATCCTCTCAGATCCGCTTTACCTTCTTTTATGGGATTGGCATTCGCTTCAAACGCCATAATATTTTTAGCTTTTTGTGCCGTATCAGAAAAGAGACTCTTAGCTGCAAGATCATTGACTTCTTTTGTAGCTTGATCCATGGCACGCGCACCCTGAAGTGGATCAATTTCTTTTGCACGGACGAACACGTCTCTGACATATTGTTCAAGCTCCTTCTTATCAAAATGCTTAAGCGCATCAAAGGCTTCTTTAATACAATCTTCGCTAACCTTAGCCACTAATGCCTCCCATCACACATGATATTAAGTTCTTAAAAACATTCTCTGACTTCTTAAATTCTTTGAATTTCTCTGTTGCGCCGATCAATTCATTCTTAGCAGCTTCAGCATTCACTTTTTGAGTTTGAGCTTCTTGTTCACCTAATACTGACTCATAGTCACCAGGAATTGATTCTTTCGCTTCGACTGCTCGATTAAGATCTTCAATAGGTTCAATTTTAGATATGCCTTGTTCAATACGTGCCTTCAAATAATCTACTACATTTTCAGGTCTGGCAAACGTTGGCATTTCTGATTCAGAATTTCTTAGAACCGTATCAGATACTTTCTTAAATGATTCCTGGCGATTATATTCATGCTCTAAATGTACTCTATCAAGAAGAGTTTCGGCATTCTTCCAGACACTTGATAGATCAAGTAATCGATGATATGCATTAGAACGTTGCCAATTAACACTTAAGCCCTTATCTGTAAGTAAGGCTTTTCTTAATTGCGCCAGCTCTTCTTTTGGCGTAAGAATTTTTGGTAATTTACTTTCCAATTCTTCTATACGGCGTAACGTTTGTTTATTTTCTGGTTCGCCTCGGCGTGTGGCCTTGCGCAGTTTTTGTTTTAATTCATTTATTCTTCCTGATAATTTTAAATGGTTAGCCATATTCTCAGGAATTGTGACAGGCAAATGCGCTATATGTGAAGACTCAAAACCAGACTTCTTCATCATCTTAAATAATTCTTTCTGTGAGAATGGCATATTCTCTTTAACAGACGTCATTAAATGCTCATCCAAAATGCGATTTGCTTCTTTAATTTGGGATGGTTTATCTTTAAGCTTTTGATTTACAAAATCTACATAGCCGCGCAAACCATCCAATGACTTAGGGTCTTTCCGAAAAAAGTCCATGCGGTTATGAATGATATAATTAGATAAAGCCATGCGTTGGGTTTCTGGAAGATGAGCAGAAGCCAATTGATCAGCAACAACACCTTGAAGGTTATTAACATCATCACCTGTTAAAAAATCAAACGTTGCCTCATTTGTTACTGTGTTAGCTTTGTGTCCATTGGCATTGGCAATATGAGAACCACGCTCTTGTAGGGATCGTGTCATCTCTTCATTATGTGGCTCTTTCTGGTGAGCAAGATAATCGCTATACCATTGATGCTCTTCAGACGTTATGTGCCCCCGCTCCAGGGCGGTGTCCAAAGCTCTATTATCAACAACATCAGAAGCACCACGCCCCATACTTCGGTTGACCTTCCCACGCAGAACGCCCCAAGCGAAAGGAATTGTGCCAATCGCAACACCAAATGCACCCATTTCTGCTGATTCACGAGCGACACCTCCCCAATTAATATTGCCTGTCTTACGATTAAAGTTATCGTAAACACCTTGAGGGACGCCAGCACCTGCAAAAGTGCCGAACGTTGAAATCGTTTTATCAGTGAGAAGACCGCTTGAGAGAGTTCTTTCTGCGCCTTCCTTTCCTACCTTCGTAGGTAAGAATTTACTAATAGGTTGTGCTAATAATTCATTGAGAGGCTTGCGCATAAAGATTGTTGCAGCATCAGGTAGAACGGCAGATAAGCCTCTTGCAGCCGCAGCACCACCTGTTCTTGCGACTGCGCCACCGGCTGCACCTAAAGCCCAGGTTGCAGGATTAAGTGAATAGCCGAGCATATTAGCGCCTTCATCTGCAAGCCATTGCCCCCAGCCCATACCTGGTGTTTGTCTCTCAAGATTAATCGCTTCGAGCTTATCAAACATTGCTCTACCACGAGGCTTCTTGGCATATTCACTATTCAACAATTGATTTGTTACGGCAAATGGTGTTGCAACACCCGCGTATAAACTATCGTAAACAGAGCGCTGAACCGTGGGGACTGTGTTCATTGCAGTATTAAAAATTAATTCTGGGCTACCTAATTTGTCATCACGAATCAACATAATTATTCGCCCTCATCAAACACATCAGCAAGTCTTAATTTTTTACTGACATTCTTTAAATTAACTTTTGCGTGTGGGGTAGATATCTCAGGATGCTTTCTCAATGTGTCACGAGCATGATATAGCAAACCATCTGTATAAGGCTGAGAAAATACAACGACTCCATCAACATTCACTGCTTTAACCACATTCGTGGAACTAATAATCATTTTTAATGAATCTCGCCCTTGCATCATATTATAGCGTGCTTCACCTAGATGCGTTTGAACAAAATCATTACCTTCTTTTGTAGCATAATCCGCCAATATATCTAATTCAGAGTTCGTAAGCTTACGCGATAATTGTTGATCATTCACAACCCAATTAGATCCACTACGCATCTTGAATGAGGATTTATAAAAGCTAGAGGCCTTATCAAGGTACTTACTTTTTGATGAGAAAAATCCTGCCGTCATAGCTCTATCACCACTTTTCTCAGCTTGATATTTTGCTGCATTCAAGGTGGTCTTCAGCATAGAATCAATTATCTGACCTGATTTATCAGGGCCATACATCTGTGTAACTAACTGCATTTGATCTCGAAGCTGAGAATAAATATCAGTCATTAATGTTTTATCGGATGGCTGACCTTCAATTTCTTTTGCACTTCGATTTGCTATTCGATCTTTTTCAACATCAGTGTGAGCTGTATAATCCACGTTTTGATTAGCAACAATAAAGTCAATTTTATCTTGATAAGGCACGTCAGCACCTGCTAATGCAATACCTTGAACAACAACGCGCTGGCCTGGATCAGTCATTGCTTGCGCAAGATAGGCTTGATTTTCTTTACTGTATTGATTAATCGTTTGAATCAACGTATTTGGATCTTGGCCAGCTCTAAACGCATTCTGCACTGCGGCAATATCGGCTTTAGGTATAGGCTGAATTAATTCATCAGGGATTTCGTGGCCATGACCATAAGCAACCGCTTCATTGGTCATTCTGTTTTTATTTTCAGATAATGCTTGTTGGCGTCCAGCTTCTGAATATGCCAGTGTATTTTTAATTGCTGTATCACGCTGCACAAAGTCTCGCATGATTCGATTGCCTGTTGGAGTCTTAGAAATCTCTCCCATATAGTCATTCTTCAAACCTTCAAGATGCGCATCAAGCGCATTTTTCTTAGCTGAATCTCTATAATCTAATACACGGCCTTTTTCAGATAATTTATCAACTTCACTTTTAATAGCTGTATAAGACTGAGCTGAATTAATCATACCATCGGCTTGCTGAGTTCCTTCTATCATCATGATAGTTTCTTTTCGTTGCGCTTCCGATAGCGATGTCCATGTTTCAAAATTAGGCTTTTGTCGTTGTGAAATGGCAGCTTTTACACCTTGAAAAGAGCTGTCACTATTATAATGATTAATTTTCCAGGCTGTAGATTCTTGAATAGGAAGATCAGGATTACTTGAGTTTCCACTAAGTGGATTTGCATTCATTGTATGAAGGTCTTGAGCTGACACATCACCATGTAATATTTTGTCGTGATAAGATTGTGCAACACCTGCTACATCACGCATTGTTTGAATGCTAGCACCAGCTTGATGTGGAGTAATTGCACCAATTGTAACTAATCCATGCAAAGAATTAATCATTGCTTCATGTAAATGCTCTGCTTTATCATGATCAGTCATTAACGCTTGTTGATAAGCTTTCAATTGATCAGGAAAATTTGAGAAATGGGTGAACGCTGATTCTAATTGTTTTTGATGTACATTTGTTTTGATAGCATGTAACCGAACATTATCACTTATTCCATCAAGATAGGATTTTAATTTTGTGCGATCTTTTTTATTAACGAATGCCGTCTTATCAATTGTCACCAACTGATTAGCTGTGTCTTTCGCTATTTGGGAAACCTGATCAGGATGCTCTAACATTCTTGCTTCAGCATCGGTTTTAACTTGTTCAGCATTTGCTACTGAATTGATATACATTGTTTGCGATTGATCATGCAAAATTTCCACTGTCTTTTCTTCAGCACTATTCGCAATCTGTCCTAGTGTTTTTGCAAAAGCATCGTAGCCTTCAGCTTCACTACTGACATGTTGTGCCTGTAGAATTGGTTGAGATTCTTGCAGTTTTGGAATTTCATTCGCCATTTTTACTATTCCTTAGTGGGCATATTGCTTGCAGCGGTAAAAGCTGTCTTAGCTACGTTCGCAGCATTTCCAAAAAGTTGAGCATATAAAGCAGATCTCACATTCTTCTTTTCAATCTTTATATTTTCTTGTGCGAGTTCGCCTTCAATCTCATTGTTTCTTTCTTTCTTGGCGCCGATATTAAGAGTATTACGCTGAATAGCATTGAAGCTGGGCGAACTAAAGGCTGTGCCCGTAGTGGTCATATGCGCCGTCTGAGCATCGAGAACCTTCTCCATGATGTCATAATTAGCTAATGTTTTTTGCTGAGTCTGTAATGCGAGTTGCTTAGACTGAAGGTCAAGGGCGCGTTGTCTTTCATTAGCCGCTTTAACTTCACTGACACTTTTGCCGACCTCGGCACCAACTGCTACAGTCGCCATCACAATAGCTGCGGTCTCTAATCCCATAATATCTCCCTATATCACGGCCGATGATACTTGATAGCCAATACTTAATATTTGTAAATCAAACGGTGACGTCTGTGTAATTGACAATGTCTCAAACCGATTCCATCCTGAAAACGGTGCGACTATTGCAGTATCAGTCTGTGGAACAAGTGGTTTTCCATCAAATAATGGAAAGTTCTGATATGGAACTAGATTACCATTGATAGAAAAATCAATCGAGTTGTAATAATCCACATAAATACGCGTCACTTGCTTCTTAAAAGGAGAAGCTGCGGGCGCATCAAAGAAGTACATCGGCTTGATTTCGACATCATATAGCAACCCAATCATAACGGTATCGACGATTTCATCAGGATTATTAACAGTAATTTGATTGTTAACTACCAAATATTGCCCGAAGTCCTGATTTTGATAGACCACTTGCACCGTGTAGCCATTTAATAAGTTTAACCCCGTTACTAAGCCGTTAGCCTGCATTGAAGCGTTGAAATTACAATCAATACGAGAAGTATTGTCTAATAATTCAATGGTGTACTGATCAGTCTTCACGTAGAACTTTAAGATATAAACTGAATTATTTATGGTAACAATATCAACCAATTCAACATCATTTTCAAAAACGATTGGCGTTAAAGCAGCCAATTTAAATTCTGCGGCAAATTGAAATGCAGTCAATGTGTCATCAGTCGGGTTAATGAAATAGATGAAGTTATCCTGGGAAGTATCTGTTCCTCTTAACAAAGCTCGATTCGTTGGAGCTTTCACCAAATGAGAACTTGCTACCGATATATTGCTTGAGGTATATGTCAACCCTATCCCATTGTAATGGAAGTTAATAAGAGCTGAGCCACTCTTCGTAGAGTAATAAGAGTCATTGATATAAGTTACCGGTTTCAAAAGCGGTGATGCACCATACGATGATTGCTGTCTAATCGAGAAAGTACTTGGTGTCAACGCCGAGTTTTGATCTTGCGGGCACGCAAACTCAAAGTTTTGACAGAATATTTCCATCTGTTTGCCGCCATTCAACCAAAGTATGCCACCACTATTTGTCTGGCCAATGGTATAAACAATGGCATCAGTATCTCTGCCCGTACCAACATCAAAATTAATAGGTGAGTTAATTTTTGATCCAAATACTGTATTGTTAAGCGCCTTCGTGTTAGCGAGCCATAATCTGTTTTGGAAGAATAGGACTTTCGCCGGATAACCAAGGGCTGCACTCCAAGCTGGTTGACGCACAGAATATTGTGAACCTTGAGTCGCATAGTTGGTCGTTTGAAAAGCTATCTGCACGTTCCCTGTAAAGGTCACAGTGCCCCCACCGGCTGCGCTATAGCTCACATTAGTAATGATAGCATAACCTACAGGGTCAATCTCAGACGCGCCACCACCGATGATTTCGCCGCCAATCCAGGCCGTTGTATAACCAGGGTTCGCGCCCACACCTGTGAATTGGAATGTCAGCACATTGGTTGGGCTAACACTCAATACAACCGTATAAGCATTGTAATTAATGTTATTAAAATCGTAGGCTGGTAATGGGAATATATTTAAATATTGAAAAGCGAATGTAGGCGGATTAATACCATTGTAAGAGCTGATATATATCCTACCAGGTGGATAATTAGGGTTAGTGATAATAAGGCTATCATTATCTTGCGTGTAATCAATGTTGCCTAAATCCCCTGTTAAATAAGGTGTAGGTACAGCTTGCAAGAAGCTTAAATTGTCTGCGGCAACCACAACATTGGAGCCATCACTCGTGACTACAAACGTACCACGACTCGTTATAACATACGCTTGATCACCTGGCGCATTTAATATATAGAAGACACCATTTGCCGATAAGACAACATAATAGTTGCCGTCCTTATCCACAAACTCATACATCCTCGAATTGAATTGGGCATAGGGTGTAACATTCATTAAAAGCGAAGTACCTTTGCGTTTTTTCGCAAGACCTGTGGTACCTACTTCGCAGTTTAGTAAGCTCTGAGCAGCGGTTAAATAGTGCTCGTCATCCGTTCTTTTCCATGTAACGATATCCACTTCGCCAGTGGTAAACATCGTTTGACGTACCATTTTTGTCGACATAGCCCATCCTTGGCTTATACAAAAGTGACCCTGTTGAAGTCATTGTACGGTGTAGACTGTACTGACCTTTCCATATCATTTTCAAGTATAGCTTTGGTTCGAGCCTTCTCATATTCTTTTTCTAAGTAACCGGCAAGCTGCATGTTATTAGTCAATGTAGGCGCTGCCTTGCAAGCTGCATAAAGAACAAGAGTTCTGGCAACAAGAGGTGGCCAAAATTCAAATAGAATGTCATTCGCAATATAATAATATTGGATAGGTAACGTATTAGCTAACATCATTCCATCGACTATTGCGTACAGCGGCCATTGTGCGCCAGTTGTAGCCCATCGATAAAATTTGCCGTAATTGCCAGGCAATTGATAACTATATACATAATCAGGCGAAAAATTGGTTGTCTCAGGTGATGAATTATCCACGTAGACAATAGCAAAATTCCAATTGTAATCCAGTAAAACTTCTTGATAGAGTTCAAGGATTTTATTCGCAACCGCTTGAGCATCAGGACTGTCTTCTATGACTGTAACCGGTAAACGTCCTAGCTCTGAGAGCGCACGATTGGTCAGGTCTAGTAATGATGGCATTACTACCTCCTCAAAAAAGAGGGGGGAATTGCTTCCCCCAACCTATTTAGATAACTACAAATCCGAAGATTAGAGTACCGTTCAGCGCTGTACCTGCAACATTGTTGTTGTAGATTGAGATCGCAGCACTTCCATTAGATGGAATTGCTCTTAGCTCAAGCCCGCGAATGGTATTTGTTCCACCCATTAACTGAAGAAGCACGATTGACGAGGTCGTAATTCTTGAATTAGTTAATGTGAACGCATACGCAGCCGCAGCCGCTGTGGTTAATGCTTCAGTCGTGATCACACCAGCCTGGTGATTAACTGTCGCAGCCGCAGCTGTACTTGTTGCAACACCTCTATCCATGAGAACAGAACCAGTCAACTGACCGCCGGACAACGGTAAGAATGTAGCGGCTGGTGGGCTTTCAACGGTAGGAGTAGCATTATAATTAACAACGGAAACCCCAGGATCGGCACTCGCTAAAATAACTAGAGAACCGGCTGCGGGAGTGACTTTATAGACACTTGCGGTATTAGCCTGTGAAGCAAAGTCTGCAACTACAATGCTTGATGCAGTGATGTTTGCATCAGTAATTGTGATTGTAGCGCTTCCACCAGCATTACTGTAAGCAGCGCCATACAGACCGGCAGCTGTTAAAGCAGAAGATGGTGATACGGCTAAATATTCGATTACACATGCGCCAGGTGCAGTATTTGCCACAACTGTGATTGTTCCAGCACCAGCAACTGCTGTCAAAACATAGGCAGCATTTGTTTGGGACAAGAAGTTAACAGTTACAATTTGACCAGCAACAACGTTAGCATTTGTAATCACTACGGTTGCGGTTAAACCAGCAGCTGCAAAAGAACCTGCTATCGCTCCAGCATTTTGCAATGCAACGGATGGCAATATAGAAAAATATTCTAATACAGAAGCCCCTGGATCAGCTGAAGAAACTACTGTGAAGCTACCACTAGCAGGCGCTACAGTTTCAACTCTTACAGAGTTAGCGCTGGACTTCCATCTAGCAATAAGAACGCTATTTGGAGTCACATTAGAATCTGTAACAACTGTGGTCGCACTACCGCCAGCATTTGAATAATTAGCTGAGTAGAAGCCTAATGCTGCAATACCGGATTGTGGTAATGAGGTTGGTACTAAGTTCCAATTACCTAATGAAGGATCATATTGCACTCTAAATGTCGCATAGACTGCCGCTTCACCGGTGCTTAATGGAAATACGCTTGTATCGAGGTAGTTGATTTCAAAAACGTCATTAGCTTTAACTTTCTTGCTAATGTCATTTAAGTAACCAGCCGCGATAATAGTGGCGAAGCTATCTACGGTCGAGCCAGAAAACCTGCTTGGCGCGCTTCCGAGTAAGCTTTCAGTCACTAAGCTTAAAGATTGAAAATTAGACATAACGTTAATCCTCCGTGATTAGTTAGCTACGTATGGGTTACGAACTGTGATAAGCGCAATACCGTTGCCCTGAATAACTTGAGCACCTGAGGTCATTACGGTTAACAATTCCCAACGGTCGTTCTGAGGTACCCAAGTAATCGAAGTAGCCACATCACGGTTAAAGATTTGTACCATTGCTTCCTTGTTAACAACTGGAGTTAGATAAGTGTTAACACCTAACGAAGTTGTGAAAGGAATTGTATTGATACCATTACTTCCTAAGGTGCGGATGTCCACGCCTAGATAGGAAACTAATTGGTTATCAACTAATGGGCGTCTATCGTTGTAGAACAAATTCACAACGCGATCATCTGCTAACATAGATTGCTTGGTTATTGCAGCCATCCATAGCGAACAAGCATGGTTCATAACATCAACACCTTGATCTTCAAGGTAAGATAATGCTTGAGCCAGTTTGCCTTCGTTCATACCAGTGTTAACACCTACGGTTGCAGGCACGGTGAACAATGAACTGAAGCCGCTATACGTAAACAATGAGTTGATTTTGATATAATCGCACATACGACCAGCCGCTTTCGCGTGCAATTTCGCATGATCTACGATCTTGTCATAAGCAAACAATGTCTTTTCGCCACCGCCGATAACAGTTTTTAACGCATAGTTAAATGGCACAACCATAACGTTGGTTGGATTAACTGGCGTGACTGGGATATCAACAGGCGCATAAGTTTGTTGTTGCATTTCGATGATGTCAGACACAGGAACGTTAGTCGCATCACCCGTTGTTCCGTGACGTTCTTCGATCGTGTTCATTAAGAACTGATGATTTTGAAACTTGATGGTTACTTCGGTGTCAAATAATTGAGACGCCGTGTTTAAATTAATCTGGTTAGTCATCCTGACTTCTCCCGATAGAGTCCAATAATAGATAAGAAGCTAAATTTAGGATCTCGCCTAAATGCTTCTAAATCTTTCTATTGATCATCTATCAGGTTACCGTCAGCGACAGGCTGATAATGTTCTTGATCATTAAGAGAAGGTTACCGCTTGCGCAGGCTTCTCATAAGATGGTTTTATAGTACAACTACGAAACAATTCCGTCAACCAGCGTTGCGTTGCTCAGCCTGCGCCGCCAAGATATTAAGATAAGCTTGTCTTGCCTTCATATCATGTGGATTTTTCTCTTTCGCTGCATAGGCTTCATTAACATCTTTTTGAGTAACGTTGTAGCCGCCTTGTGCTGGCTTGTTCAATCCTGGTACTTGGTTGTTCAATAATTGTGATCTGTGGTTTAAAGCTGCCGTTCTTGCTTCTTTATTGACTATAAAGCTGCGTAAAAGATTCTCATGTAGCTCTTTTGGATAATTCTTGTTCACATAGTCTGTTAAAATATTGAGCGACTCATCGCCTAATTCTTTCTTAGCCTTCTCAAAATTTTGCTGGTGGACATCAAGACGTTGCTTGTCAGATCGCACAAACTTCTCATATTGAGCCTGAGTCATTCCTGCTTCTTTAGCACGCGCTTGTATATCTGTTAGACGCTGAGCATCCAAGTCAACATCGGAAGGGTTCAAGTAAGCGTCAGGAACCGCCACTAACTCATCAACTTTCTTCTTGAGGTTTACATTCTCGTCGTACACCACAGCGCTATTCTTATAGCCTGCTTCCAATTCTTCTAACGTTTTAAACTTACCGGCATAAAGCTTTTCGCCTGCGCCGTCTTGCCCATCATTCCCTTGGTCGTTCGCTGTCATTGTTCACGTCCTTAATGATCTCTTCCACAGTTAAAATCGTTCGCATTACATCCCTAAAATACGAACGCCTTCCATCATAAAACGCAAAGCCGACACCGTTGAACTCCTTGTCCGTCGGCTCATCCATGAACATCTCATTCATTGCCTTATCTCGAACTTTGCGCCCTAACTCATTTACCTGGTAGAGCACATATAGATCGTACTCTTCAGGTGTAATCTTTTTAGATGCTAATAATTGATCGATCATTGATCTTCTTCTCCAACGCATGGGCATTGAGTCATTGCCCAATTGCCATCGCCATAGCATGGCATCATTACGCGGCCAGCTACTTTGTCATACTGAGATCGGCCTAGCACAACGCCTTCCGTTTCAATCTCACCGCTTCCCTTACAATCTTCACAATCTGCACGTGCCATTAAATCGTGACTCCTTGGTTCTCAGGGAACTTGACTTGACCCGCTGTGGTGCTTGGTGAAGGCTGAGGTTGTTGCTGTGCTTGCTGCGTCTCAGACAATTGTTGTAAGAACGCTTTAACTTCGTCGTCTGATGCGAACAGTTTGCGTGGTAAATTCAGCTTATCTGTTAAGAATTTCTGCGCTTCAAAGATGTTTACTGTAGCAAGAGCAGCACCTTGACCGAAAAATTGTTGTTTGATTTGCATATTCGTTATGAAGTGATTAAGATCGCTCTGGTTTTGAAGGTCATAGAGTGGCGATACATAATCAAACTTAAGTTTTTTCGTTGAGAAGCCTGGAATAGATTGACGCTTTTTAGTTAGCAAGCCTCGTTCGTTCAGAATTTTAGCGGCTACATCAAAGATTTGTTTTGGCAACTCATTAATCAATCGGCTGATATCGGTTGCACTGGTTCGTTGTGCGCGATTTTCTCTGATTGAAACCTCTGTGGCCGATCGCACAGGCGCTTGTATTTCGCCTAATGGGTCAACCTGGAAGCCACGTTGAATGGCTTCTTGTAAATGCATGATGTGTTGAAGCACATCAGGATAGTTAGGCATCTGTAAAGGTTCGAGTGGATTGCGTCCTTGAGGATTGCGGGCAATCATAGCCCCTGCCCATTGGCGCACAGAGTATGGATTAAAATAAGTTCCAGCATCATAGAACATAGGTGGGTTGGCTTTGAATGCCATGTTTTGACGAGAGTACATTGTGATCTGATTCACATCTTTGATCGTCGGTAGCATATCAGTGCCAACGCCCCTACCCTCTGCTTCTCCAGGTCGTACTCTGTCACGATATACGATGATTTGCGGGTACGTACTTTCACGTTCAAATAGCGCTTTGTCTGGGTCGTCATCCATCACAGCATAGATGAAGAAGCTATCATCACTATACTTAATTTGACCAAAGTTAACGGTAAAGACTTCGTTAGGTTCTTGTTGAAGCGTCTCTTTAAGCTTGCCCAAATAGCCTGGATAGTTATCTAATATAGATCTTCCGGTCATCTTTTGTGCAAACCAGCACGTATTGATTACATCATCAGTACTATATTCAATATACAAAGCAACTGAAGGAATAGAACGATAATACAAGGGTACTTCATCGGATTGGCTTTCAACCCAGATTGCAGCAGTGCCCCCAACCAAATCAAGGTTGGAGCTAGATACAACCCTAGAAAGATTAGACTCGTTAAGATAAAAGAAAATTCGGTCATTGATCTCATCCATTAAGATTTTAATATCACCGTTGTTAATCACTTCCTCCCCATAGAGATGAGGATCGAGTACCATCTTGCCCCACACACGATCTTTGGGCAATAACAAACCATGCAGGTCATTAGCACGCTGATACGCAGCTAACATTGCGGTGTTATCCCAAATCTGTTGAGTTACTGGCTTACCATCATCTCGATAATTGAATTTGACATTGAATGCGTCACGATCAGGAATGACATAGAAATAGAGTTCCTTGTAAAGCGCCAGCCAACGATCTTTATATTGGCGTGCTTCCCAGAATCTCGCATATAGCTTGCGTAAATCTTCCATGAATTGCCATCCTTAGCAATTAGAGATTATCAAACCCTTTGAACTTCTTGTTCCAAGGTGAAGGTAATTTGCTCATTTGTTCTTTCATGCCCCCCATGTTACTGGTTTTAACAGGGGCACGTTTGTTCATGTCAGGCGTCCATTGTTCTTTGCCTTGACCTTTAATAATGTCGAGCCTAGATTGATATAAGCTTTGCTTCTTAGCTTCCAGTTCAGCCTTATTCGTTTCCAGTTGCTCTTGAGCTAAGGTCTCCGCCTCGCTCGGTTCTCGGTCGTTGTCGCCGCCAAAAAAACCCATGTGTACGCCTCCAATGCGATAACACCTCGTAGTTCCGTCTACGCCTATACTTTAACAACTTCCAATAGAGGTGAATAGGGTTAAAGGTAAACCCAAGATCAGCGCCTGAAGCATACCGGCTGACCTCATTGCATGATCTGACCCACCATGGTCGCCATGCCACCTTAACCCGTTCGTCTACATTTATGCTAATTATAGCTGATACTTCTTTCATCGCACGCAAATGTCGTATAAGAGTTGCCCCATTATGACAAATTATCTTGCGTGTCAATAACCCTGTTTGATCAAAATCTAACATAATCCAGTCATAGCCATCAAACGTAATGATATTACAGTGCTTAAATTCTTCACTAAATGCCAATTGTGATTGAACACCGCTTGACTTACTGTAAAATATAAAGACTGCTATCAAATTACTTTCCTTCAATTAAACCAATGATATGTCTTAATTCAATTTCAGCGGTTACTCTACGTTTATATTCTTTGCAATAAGTTATATGGCCAGTTGTGATCTCAATCAAAGCTTCGCAATGATGTTCAGGCTTATCACCTGGATAAAGATGCAGTTTAAATGATTCTATATTTTTAATTACAATAAACTGATTTTCATTAAATTCTAATAACTTCATAGATGCTTCTTCAATACGCGTTGAACCTTGTTTAATGTTTCAGTGTAGAGGATAGAGGATTTAGAGACTTGATCACGCAGTAAGTCTTCAATCTCTTGAATCGTTGCACCACGATGATCATTTGAGATGGGATCATTGATAATGTTCAATGCAAACTTATAATCTTTCACGAATGCTTTATTGATTGACTCTAGTTTTTTATCTAACTTTTCTAATTGATCGGCACACAAGCCTGCGAAATCGTAATCCATTACTATTCTCCAATGTTATTATCTTCTTTGATGGGCACTGCGTACCAATCACCTTCCATTAAAACTGATCCATTAGGTAACTCAATAATACCTGTGAACATTACTGTTTCTTTATATTCTTTAGTTAAGAATCTAACATTTGAATTATAAATATTTAAGTTCATTCGCTGCATTAACTTTTCAAACCCTTCTAGGGTTCCGTCATACTCGTATTGTTGGCACTTGATTACTTCATTCATCTTAAATAAACTCTTTCATTCCATTTGTCTTTGGCCTTTTGCTCAGAGTCATACCATGGATTTGTAGCACGACATACTCTGCACATAATCTTATAAAGCATTCCTGGCGCATCACATGGATCATTCACATGTATGTTTGCTATTCCACCACAGAATGGACAGCCTCGAAGTTGCTTCATGTAATTAAACCTTTGGCTACCATCTCATCAACGTCTAACACAACTTGCTTATGCTCAATAAACATATTGCGATATGTAAAGACTTGGTTATCCCATTTGCATTCGCACTCAAGATTGTACTCGTGATCTTCGTACTTGAACTCACCCTTGTAGCTGTACCATTGGTCACGTGGTTTGCGCGAGACATAATCAAACAGATAGCTAATGATCTCAGCTTTAAGCTTGGGCACATCTTTAATGCGCTCGAATTTATTATTAAATAAATCCATCGAGCACCTCCCAATCATCGGCGAAGAAGTTATCCATTTTCATATGCAGTTTAATCATAGGCAGGTTTGCGTCTGAGCCTGGTAATAACTGCTCCCCATTAGGACGCGCTACCACCTTACCTTCAAGCAATTGTTTAACGGCTTCGATGATATTCATATGTAGCACCCACCGCCACCGCCATAAGGTGAAGATTTAAATTTATCTTCAGCTATCTTGAGTTCAAGTACAGTTCTATTTAATGATTGCCATGACTTAAGCAAACTATCGTATGCATTTTTAGCATTACCAAGATCGTTTAATGCAGCCTGACATTCATTGTTGCGCTGTCCCAATTGATACTCAAGCTCTTTGATGCGCTGATTCTTAGCAGCAAGAGTTTTCTCAAGATGCTGGCGTGATGGATGGTGAACATCTTGCTTTTCAATAGTATCTAATCGACCATCAGCAAATTTATATATTACTCTGATGTTATTACCTTGTGTTTCGACATATTCTTTAACACAAGGCTCTGATCCATCTTTAGCATTAAGATCAGCAATAGTTTTCTTAGCTGGATGCTTTAGCAGCTCAAGTTCTTTTAATAATTTACTAACTCGATGATCAATCTCAGTAGTCCGTTGTCG